TTGCCGCCATTGTGCGGTTGAGATAGGTGATCACAGAGAATGGCGCTTTAGAACCGCGGCTTTCGTCTATCTTCTCTAGGGTAAATGGTGTGACATCATTGCCAGTGTACTTGAGCATCCAAGTGGAATTTTCCATATAGAATAGGATGTCGTCGCGGTTGAAAGCAGCGCCATAGTACCAAGAATCATCCGGGATGTCGATAACCCCGGCTCCTGGCGCAGAAGAGTCGAAAACATCACTATTAACACCAAATCCCGAAATACGAATACGCCTTGGTTTAACAGTACCGTCCTCTATTGTCTGAAATAAAACTAGCCGATCTCTAACTTGGAAAAGCTGAGTGCAGTTTAAAGTAGCTATCCCTGCTAACGTAGGGGCATAATTAGTAACCGTTGAGCCATCATAAACTTGAATCCTATCAGCCAGGGCGCCATTTGCAAATAACAACCTTGGATTATCGCTTGCGTCCGGATAGTTAACCCATGACCAGAAGTTAGAATTTGCGCCTGTGTAGGTAATGGTAGCGCTGATATAATCTAAGCGGTTAGTGCTTGAGTTATATCTATTAACATATTGAGTATCAGCAACAATAAGCTCGCGCGTGTTTGATGCTGTATAGAAGTTCATCACTCCCATAACAGGGTTTCCAGGATGGTAGTCGTAGGTAAAAATAATTGCCGTTCCGCCGCCAACAACAGCATTAAAAGTAACCGTAACCGTTCCTGTTCTATAATTTATAGTGCCGCTTCCATTTCCTGTTAATCCGCCTACCCCATCATCTGTGACTACTTGAGCGCCGGCTGTGATTGTAAATGTCCCACGCCGGATAGGTGCATTGCTTGCTGTTCTAACATAAGGGCCGGCTGTACCATTTCCATTTCCCTTATTTTCACTTGCAACTCTCTTAACCATCCGCGATTCGCAATATGCAGCACCACCCTTTCCCCCGGTTGCAAGTCCGTTACAACCATCCCGCTTATTGATCACACCTCGATAGACGTAACCATCAAAAAACGTCTGAAGAGCATCCATCGGCAAAAGCCAAGGTTGGCGCTCTCTATCAAAGCCTGTTGCGTAGTTGGAAATCAGGAATGGCGTATAGCTCATTAACCACCTACTACTATAACGTTGCCCATTACAACATCTTGATAGTTTCCATTATCTGAATAGAATTCGACCTTTAAAGTTGTCGTGGTGACATTACTTCCATATGTTCCACTCGCTACCTGCCCAAAAATCTGTTGCCCACTTCCGGATCTGGCGCCTGTAACAGAAGCAGCGTATCCATCCGATGGCAAAGCTGGAGAAAATGTTATTGTATATCTACCCGTCGCCGTTTTTGAGACACTGGAAACACCAAATGACGAGCGAATAGTTCCTGTTGAGTCGAAATTCACGAATGCTCTAATAGGAGTGACAGATATGGGAATTTCTTTAGCAGCGCTTGCGTTATCTCCTTGCTTATAAAACAAATGCTGGGAAGTCTCGCTTGCCCCGCTTCTGTTTACCGACGCAGATTTGGTGTAGAGCTGTCCAACCCCTGCTATTGCACCTGGAGTTCCATCACCAAAACTACCTCCTTGTGTAACCCATCTAGCTACTTTGTGGTATCCATCATTGCCAGCTAGCGTGTCGTTAAACTGATGATCTGCACCAACAAGTGCTTTTAGCCGCGTAAAATTAGTCTGGTTCTGGGTGGGAAATGAAGCTGGCGACTGGCTAGCATTAGGAACGTTTGTACTATATGTCATGGAACCTCAAAATTGTGGGGTTGCTCGTTGGTTCATATATTGGGCGTGAGTGCGCGCAAGCACTTGGCCCCTATAGCGCCTATAGACTGGAAATATTTCGTTATATTTATCCATCTCGCCAAAGTCGCTGAAGATATCTAACGACATGCCATAAGCTAAGTAGCGGGCAAGATAAGCGTAATTGATATTGCTTCCATCTTCTAAGGCCACATCAATCTTGTATGCCGCAATCTTTACGTCATATTCAGTATCGGGAGGATTCCTGAAAGTGAGCGTGTTATTATAATATAAAATGTAGGTCGGGCGGCTTGTTTGATATGTTTGAGTCTCGGGCCAAATGCGATAGAATTGAAGTGGATCTTGATACCAAAACACCTCGAAGCCGCCAACGTATGCGGGTGGCTCTATCGTGCTAAAACTTAAGGCATCCAAATCCACTGGGTAAGGATCGGCCGAGTTCTCATCGATCGTAAATTCATACCACGTCTTATTCTGGAAAATACGTATTTCTTGAGGGTGTTCGACTTGCAAAAAATCATTCAAATAGCGAAGCATGATCGGATCTGTAAACATCGGATCATTCGCATCCACACGCCCAGTGACGTTTCTGGCAATCTGAATAATATCGCTAACTGACTGAGATAAAACAGCCATACCCCTCCAAAATTATGCGGCGTATTCTAAAACTTGGCAGGAGAAACGACTTCTTTCGCCAACTTGCTTAGTCTCCTTCCTGGTTGTGCCGCCATCGTTTACATCCACTTCGGCGTAAATCGGCTCTGCTAAACCATTAAGGAAATCAACAATGGGTTTAGGAAGGGTGTATATGCCGCCTGGTTTTAACTGCCCTGTAAAGTCAATCTCAGCACTGCGTCTTCTCACCTTCAACACATTCTCTGGTTGATCAAAGCGCTGAAACTTAACTTTTAATTGTTTGTGAAGTTCAGATGGTGGAATCCTAACAGGACGACCTTGTTTTCTCGCTTCCCTATTGTACTCGCGATAATCTTCTAGAGTTTTAAGCGGCATCGTGCTTAAATCGACGTCAACAGCTGCCGGCTTTACTTCTTGCGATCTATTTTTTTCTATTTTCATGTGAATCTCCTTGTTTGCAAAGGCGCGGGCTTAAGATATTCTCAAGCCCGCATATTAATTAAATCTTCAAGTCCTCTTTAAAGAACTTTCTATGAACTTTACTATGACACCCAGAGCAGAGCCAAATAACGTCTAGAGGCTTGGAATAATCCACGTGATGCGCCTCTAATTTAGTGTCTAATTCACAAGCTTGACATTTCTCTGGTTTCACTAATTTCTCCGCTTTAATTGCAGATCTCACTAAACTTCTTGCTTTATACTGGTTTTTAACTTCATCACTTTCGTGATATCTTTTAAGAAAATAAGCGTTTAATCTATCTTTATTATTTCTTCTCCAAACACGCCTTTTTTCTTTGCGCTCTTTTATAGTTTCTTTTTCTCGTATGCTTGTCCATAATCTAGCATATCTTTCTCTGGCATATTCTCTTTGTTGAGCTAAGTACTTTTCTCTATGTCTTCTTTTATATGCTTTCTTAATAGCATTTGATTTGTCACGATTCTCAATTGCCCACTTTTTGTTAGCTTCATCTCTAGCACTTTTATGCCTGTAATAGTTATTCCTACTATTTTTTTTAGCTCGCTCAGGATTTCTACTAGCCCAATTTTTCTGATATTCTGCCTTACAACCTTTACACCTAGAACCGATATTTCCCGTTTTAGTTTTAAACTCTTCAATCGTTTTTCCTAAACCGCATTTGGTACAATTTTTCATAAACACCTCCTATATAACCATTTATTAAAATTATATAGGAGATGTTATTTAAATTCTATGCAACATCACGCCACGTCACCTAAATTTTGGTAACTGTTGAACTTAGATGCAACGAAATAAATTACATCGTTATCAGCACCCATTACGGCAGTTCCTAAAGTGAGGCGGTAAGTCACTGGAGAATTAACCACTCCAAGCTCTGGGCCTTCTTTATTAAGCTGACCACCGGAAGTATAAGTTCCAGAGGTTGTGTATGCGTTTCCAAATACGTCATAAAGTTGGAATGTAGTAGATGTAACACCTTGAACAACAAAGCTTTTGTTGTTAACTGTGGCGCCAATACTTCCCACAACCTTTGTGATTATCACACGATCACCGTTGGCTAAACCGTGGCCGGCTGCTGTTACAACGCCAGGTGTTGCCGCTGTGATGCCTGTAATTGTCACATGCTCATCAGTGAATCCACCAGATGAGTTGTTAATGGTCACCCCGTTGGTTGTCTCTTTAACGGTTGTTGGCGTGGTGCTAATAATAAGCGCATCGCCGGATGGGAAATCCCTAAACCAAACACCCTGCGCGTTATTTCCGCCCGTTGCATATTTGGTATAGTTAAACCATTCAAACTTATCTGCCTGCCAGGGTAAAGTAAGATCGTACGCAACTCCGCCCGATTGCAAATAACCTGCGAAAGTATTTGTAACCGATCCAAACTCTCTTAACCCGCTATTCAGGGTAGAAGATGAATATAATGTAGCTGTCATGAGTGCCTCCTTATGCTGATCTTGTTGCGCGTAAATTTACACACCAAGAGTCATCAAGGATCACGCATCCAAGACGGCCTTTCCAACCCATTGTCTGCCTCTGGTTAAGAGGGTCTTGACCAGCGCCAAGCGGCTTTATGATCATCTCCATAGACTGATCGTCGATAGCAATGCGTCCATAAGCATTAGCGGCAAACAAGAAGTTAGAGTAAATAGCTGGGGATGAAGTGTCTTTGTACGCAACAGAAGTCTTCACAATGCGCACTTCATCGCAAGAGCCAAACTCAGCTTCTAAAACTGACTGCTGACGTGGATATTGAGCAGTACTTAAAAAGTTGCTCAAGTTCTTTACGTCGCTTCTAAGATCTGTGTGTATGATCATCCAATAAGCTGCCCAAACAGGAGCTGTACCGAAAGCGTTTGTACCTTCGATGTTTGGAGACATCTTTTTGCCGTTGTTACCTTCTAAGTAATCAACCGCAAGCTCAAGATCTGTCGTTGTAATCTCTGTGACAGGATTACCGTTAATACCATTGATACAATCAATCTGGCTCGCTGTAGCAGCTAACATATTGCGAATGAGTGCATCATATGTCTGCCACATGTTTTGCGCTAAAATATCGGCGACTTCATTAGCTGTCTGATCCTGAACAGTGATGATTACGTCATCTGATAACTCTACAACTTTTCCGTACTGGGAAACGGTTGCGGTAATATCAAACTTCGTCACCTGCTCAGAGCTTGGTGTTACACCTTCAGTTAAAGGAGTAAGTGCATCAGCCAAGTTGTCGAATCTACGGAAGATCGCATTCTTAGAATTCTTTTGCGGAATTCTACGTTCTTGTGCAAAATAGCCGTGCGGATAATACGGCTGATGTCTATCTAGCAAGATGTTATCGAAGTAAATATTTACTTCTGGATCAACTTGCGAGGTAGTCGTTGTTCCATTTGCCATTTAAGCCTCCATGTTTCAACGCTTACCTTGCATGACCTCCTGACGATATTTTTTAAAATCCGGTGTTCCGCGGATGCTTAGGAGAAAGTCACTTTGGCTTTGAGTCCCGGTCTTTCCGACTGCAATTGGAGATCCGGGCTTCTTAGCGTTTTCGACAATTTTCTTTGCTTCTGCGGCATTTTGTTTCTGCTGAACTAAAAGATGCTTGTAGTCCTGCACAATCTCATATGCCCTCGCGTAACGATTCGGCGCTTTCGCGATCGTCTCAGCCAACCAAGGTTTGCGTTCTACGATTTGTTCTAAATACGTGTTAATCTCTTGAATTTTCTCTGGGTTGGAGTCACGGAACACCTCTTCTAGGATCTCTTGCTTCGTGAGTTGCTTTTCTTGTTTCACCTCACGACGAGACACCCATTCATCGTCATCTTGTGGCTTTTGCTCTTGCGCTTCTTTCTGCTTGAGCAAAAAATCCTGGTAAGCGCGGTTTTGCGCTTCTAATTCTTGACGTTTGCGGCGTTCTGCCTCTAAAGCAGCCAAGGGAACCATCTTTTCTTGGGTTTCTTGGTGCTCTCCAGAGTCAACAACTTGCTCCTCGGAGGCAGGTGCCGCGCTGTCGATTTTCTTTTCTTCTTCTGTCATTTTTACTCCCGATTATCCGCCCGAACTCCGGCGACGAGACTTTTTAGCGCCCTTTGAGCTGGCGACGCTGATGGTTTTATTAAGTGTTGGCATTCGCAAATCCCCATT